ACAATACAAAAAAAGGAGATACGGTAATAACCGCACCTCCTTGTAAGGGTTTCCGACTTTTGAAGCGACCGCACGAAAGATCGCAGGTTTATTTATTCGGTTTCCTGGGTCTTTCCTTTCTTGCCGATGTTATATTTTTGCTCCAAAACCCAATCCGACTTATCCTTATATGCCAGAACTTTGATTTGGTTCAAAGGTGCGATGTCAGTCACAGAGTCTGGTTTGACGATTGTAATCAGACCCCAATCTGCAAGCAGTTTAGCAATACGATTGCGTCTCTGAACATCATTGATAGTCAGATTAGCATGTTTGCCATCCAGGGCAAACAGTTCCTTAAAATGGACGATAAAATATCTTCCCTGTTTATGCAGGATATGACATGATTGATAGAGTTTCTTCTCTTTCCGTGATGCAACTCCGATGCGTGTAAGAGTCTCACGAACCTTTAGGAAATCATCTGGTTCATTCAGAAGCACTTCCACCATTTGATCCTGAGACCACTGTACCGTTGGTTCAACCGTAGTACTCATTTCATTCCTCCAGTGTCAAGTCGTTGTTTAATAAAATTGATTTGTTCTTGTGTCAGGATTTTCAAAGCTTGAGATGCTTTTTCATTACTGTATCCATAATACTTTTTGATACATTCTAGGTCCGTGACTTTATCCTTTCGGAGCCAGGGAGAGAATCTCTTTCTTTTCCTCAAAGTATTTAGATAAAATGAATATTGCATATCTTTGTCTAAGAAATGATGTTTGTTCATTTCATTAGCAAACATGACACAATCAAGGTGCCCAGACAAACAACGATTAATGATATATGGAGGGTAAGAGCTAATGTCCTCACTTAGATCTTCCTTATTAAAGTTAATAGAGTTCAACCAATCTTTCAGTTCCATATCTTCTCCAGAGGTGTCATAGGAGTAAGGGAATAGTTAGTGACCAGAAGTTCGGTCTTTACATTGTCCTGGGTATTCTTATCACCACGATGAACCATAGAGTAACGTAGTTTCCAATACTCAAGGTAATAATCTTTATACAACTCAAGAAGACGATCATTCACATTGTAAGTGATCATAAAGTTGTGAGGACACTTATATACGTTCTCAGCAAATATATCATGGTCGAATGACTTGTGCATCTCACGATCCTTTCCATACAGAAAGTCTTTGATGTCGTAAGGAGGATCAAGAAATACAAAAGTATTCTCAGGACCATCAGCATTCATTACTTTAGAGTAATCAATGTTAGTAATTTTCCAGTGTTTAATAAGATTAGAGAACTGTCTGAGTTTATCTGCACCAACCAAAGAAAAATTAGAATTAGCAGCGGTGCGAGAGAAAGTGCTGTTCTCAGTCATACCAGAGAAACTACACTTATTCATGATGAAGAAAGCAACTGCCTTCTGAAAGTCATCATAAGTATCAATCTCAGCAGCATACTGATCAAACAGTGCCCTTGCAAACTTGTCTTTCTCTTCTTGGGTGCCACTCTCAAGCATCTTCTCTTTCTGCTCTCTGACACTCTCAGAAAGGTCCTGACCACGATCCCGTAGTTGCACCCAGAAGTTGTAGAGGGGCACATACAGGTCATTAATCCAGACGGGAATACTTGGATTAGATTTAGTTACGTCGATAGCAATCGAACCCCCACCAATAAAGGGTTCACGATACTCTGTAATCACTTTGGGATACCATGCAGACAGAGTTTTGATGGCTTTAGATTTACCACCAGGATAACGAAGAGGGGTTTTCAGTGCTTTCATCAGATATAATTAGGTCTTTTATTAGGTGTTGAATGGAGAAGCACTCCATCAACTTTATCAAGTAATTCTTGCATACCACTATACAAAAGACGATATCCTGTGCCAACATAAAGTTGTCCAAGAACAACAGATACCGTTGCAGTACCCCAGAAAATGTAGTACCACTTAGACTTTACTTGTGCTCTGATTTTTTCTTTTACGGGTTTCATACTATTAGTTTTTTACTAGAGGGCGTTACTAATTTACTACCAAACATTTCATTATATTTTTTGGCAACATCTTCTTGTACGGCAACAACATATACAACATGTTGTTGTTTCATTGTAACCTCTGGATTATCAGGGTCAATCACAGTTGCCCACTGAGCAAATCCTACACCAGTTGCATTCGGCAGGACCACCAGACCATTTTTAACAGTGATGGTGTTATCATCTTCAGAGACAACCTCTGCGATGATTTCTTCACCAGTCACGATACGAATAAGTTTTACATCAATCATTTGAATTCACACTCCACCATAATTTCGGTAAGACACGCAAGCATATTTATCTCTTGATCCGCCACAAATGCCATTTGATATTGATACTTAGCAAGAGTAAGCACAGCAGCAGGAATACTACTCGGAACCATGGAATCATAACAAGCATCGTAAATACGACGCAGGAGGACACTAGTATCGTTGTCCAGGTTATTGACAACCCATTTACGTACTTCAGGGAAATCTTTTTCCTTAAGTTTTTTAACCAAGTCATTTACTTTTACATCACTAAAGGTTGCAAGAATGCCAGAGTCAATCTTACCACCAGCAGAGTAACGTTGACACTCATTCAGAACACGTCTCCAATCAGGGAAGTGTTTATTAATCAGTTCGACCAGTACTTTGTTATCATATTCAACAGCTTCTGCAGCCAAGATTTCTTGGATTCTTTTGAAGAAGGCTGCTGCGAGTTGGGGTTTACTTTTGGAATTGGTTGAAAAGTCAATACAGGCGCATCTGCTGTGGAGTGGTTCAATGATTTTATTTTTGAAATTACAGGTGAAGATGAATCTGCAGTTGCCAGAAAACTCCTCTGTAAACGCCCTAAGTAAGAGTTGTACGTCGTTTGTTGTGTTATCAGCCTCATCGATGATGATGACTTTGTGTCTGCTAGTTGCTTGAAGTGAGACGGTCGAAGCGAAATTTTTTGCAGTATTTCTGACCGTATCAAGAAAGCGTCCCTCATCGGATCCATTGATGACATATACATCTACCCCCAGTTGGTTACAGAGTGCTTTAGCTACAGTTGTTTTACCACACCCTGCAGGACCTGCGAGCAGCATGTTAGGTATCTCACCTTTATCTAGGAAGTCTTGAAAGGTCTTCTTAATATTACTTGGTAAAATACATTCTTCAATAGTTTTGGGTCGATATTTTTCAACCCACAAAAATTCATCTCTCATAATATTGTTTTGGGAATAAACCAATAGGAAACGGACTGCCAGTATTTTCCAAGCAAATATGCTTCATAAAAATCTTGCAGATCCTTCAAACTGTTGCGATATCCATTTGGATAAATCGTAATACTCATAACACAGAATACCACAACATGAAAGAAATTTCCAGCAGGATGATGACCTAACTGAAATCCAAGAAGTCTTGCTTCATCATTGACACTAAATCCAAGATCAAAATGCACATGCAATTGATCATGAAGTTGAGTGCTCTCACCAATTCCAGGTATCCAGTTTTCTAAAAACTGAACATAAGGATCAGGTTGCATTATACTAGTAATAATTCAACAATTTTTGATGCGTCCATTACTGCAAAAAATGATATCAAAGTTACTACATCCCATGTTTTGATTGAAGCAGCAAATGGAATCATTAAACATCCACCAATCAATCTAAACCAACAACCAACCATGACATCAACATACAGTAAAATAAAATAACCAAGTAGAAGTAAAATACTTCCACAAATTCTTAATTTAGTAGAACTCACTTTAAGATCTGATAATAGTTTCGGATACGTGATCAGTTGCCTTCAATTGTTCTTTCATGTATTCTACACCAACTTCAGGTGTAGCGTCATTACCACAAGTGAAGATATCACAAACTGCCATACCTTTCTCTGGCCAAGTGTGAATGGAAATATGACTCTCTGCAAGCATGGCAATACTAGTTACTCCTTGAGGGTCAAACTTATGTGCTGCCAGATTGAGTAGAGTAGATTTGCATTCTTTTGTTGCTCTATATAAAAGCATCCGAATGAACTCTTTGTCGTCAAGGAGTTCAAACGGACAACCCTTAAGGGTAAAAAGGATGTGTTTCATTCTTGTTGTTTTTTCAACCATTCACGAAATTTACGTTTCCCCTCTTCAACTTTCCACCATGGTGCGTAGAGAGGACCTTGATAATCCTTCTTACCCGAAGGTGGAGTCGGGTTCGAGTGCGATGTAGTAAGTGAGGTCATGGTTCTTAGAAGTGAAACGAGAGAGAAGTTTCTGAGACACCACCACCTCATAAGTTCCAGGAAGAACTTTAATGTTTTCTACCTTAAAGTTAAAAGAGAACTCTGCTTCAGTTTCACCAACAACCACAGCGTAATCATTAGATGTATCGTTCTTCTTATCACGAACGACCAGTTTGACAACACCATTCTCACCAACAGCAGAAAGATCTGGAAGTTGATAAACAGCAGATGCCTTCAACAGTTTCTCCAGTTGATCAGTGCTAAGTTCAAAAGATACATCTTCACTAGGAAGTTGAATTGCTTTCTCAGGGGGAGTCACAATAACATTAGGGTCTGCAAAGAAATACTTTGAACGAGACTTACCCTCACGAATGACAACATAACCATCATTCTTAAAATCAAGTTCAGGACTCTGATGCAAACTCAGTCCATTGAGAAACTGGTTGAGATCGTAAATACCGAAGTCTTTCATGAATTCTTCAGTAACAGTTGCCTCTGCAAGAATGTTCTTCATCACACTGATAGTGCGAAGTTTTCTACCCTCTTTGAACAGGATAGACTGATTAATAGAAGAAAAGTTCTTCAGGACAGAGATAGTTTTATCAGACAGTTTCATAGTATTAGAAGGTCTCAGTTTCACTGGGGGTAAGTTTCACGTTTTGCATTCTTGTCGTTAAAATGCATCAGAAGAACAGCATAGTGCAAGATCTTCATAATGTCACGACGAGCAGTGCCTTTCTTATCATAACGAGAGGCATACTTGAGGATGTTGGATCGGCAGAATGCTTCACCATCACCACAAGCTTCAATCAGATCCAGAGTTTGAATCTTGTCATCACCAGCAGAGTAGTGCTGATTGTATGTACCAACAATATAATCTTGCAGTTCTTTGAGGATTTCATCCTCACTATATTTGTATTTACTGTTGTTTTTAGTTTCAGGAATGTTCACATCAAAAGAAATAGTATCCGAACTAGATGCTCCATAGAGTGTGTCTTGTGCAGCA